GGAGGAAGCGGCTGGCATCTTACCACCTGGCAAGGTTAAGGTCGCTAGGCTCGAAGGTTATAATGACCCCTCGGAGGCGTTACAAGCTAACGATGCTGAAGCGATTCGAAAGGCTATATGGGACGCTAAACCCTACAGACCTGATGGTATTGTCGAGGGAAAAACGCTTCAAACGTTAGTTACTACACCTATACCACCAGCTGATCATGACTATCCATTCAAAGGGTTACAAGATAAATTGCACGGGATTAGATATCAGGAGCTTACAACAATTACTTCTGGATCTGGCCAAGGAAAGTCCACATTCTGCCGTCAACTTGCAGTTAACCTACTCACCAAAGGAGTACGGGTTGGGTACTTGGCACTTGAAGAGTCAAATAGAAGAACAGCACTTGGATTGATGTCCACAGCTGTTGGGAAAGCACTTCACATTGGAGAACATGACAGACAAGAACTCGAAGACGATTTTCTTAATACCATTGCTAATTGGAATCTTTACCTTTTTGATGGCTTTGGTTCTTTTGATCCGGACGTCATTTTCAATAGGATCGAATACCTTGCCTGTGGATTGGAGTGTCGTGTTGTATTCTTAGATCACCTTAGTATATTATTAAGTGGTCTTGATGGTGATGAGCGTAGAACTATAGACCAAACCATGACTAGACTGCGAAGCCTAGTTGAACGTACAGGAATATCTTTATTCCTTGTATCACATTTACGGAGAAGTAATAATGATAGGACTTCGCACGAAGAAGGAGGTCGAGTGTCCCTCTCCCAACTTAGGGGATCTGCGGGAATTGCTCAACTATCAGATCAAGTCATTGCCATCGAGAGAGATCAGCAGTCCACAACTGAACGAGATATTGCGACTTTGCGAATTGTTAAGAACCGCTATTCTGGCGAAACAGGCTTCGCAGGGAAGATAAAATTTAACCTAGAAACATCACGTTTTACTGATTATGAAACTCAGACCGAAGACTTCAATCCAGCCAAGGATTTTTGATGGAGGTTATGAACACCCATGGTATAAATATTTGAATAAACCTAACCCACCTACGAAACAAGCAATTGAAAAGGCCCAGTTTAAAGACAAAACCTATCACTGGAACAGTGGTGTTCGATCTGGAAACAAACGGACTTCTAAATAATGCCACTCGTATTCACTGTCTATCACTCTATTGGGAAAATGAAGATCGTATCGAAACGTTTAACGACGAACCTTACACAGAGAATCCAAAAGATCTACCAATGGGTAGTGGATACTCCATTATTACAGGAATCAGTTGGCTCGAAGTGGCTGACGTTCTTGTTGGTCACAATATCATCGGCTTTGACATACCTATTATTAAAAAGCTTTACCCTTGGTTTAATCCTACTGGGGTTATTGTTGATACTCTTTTGTTATCTCGGCTTTATCATCCGAATTTACTCGATATAGATAAGGAGAGATGTTGGAATCATATGCCCTTACAATTATATGGTCGACACTCACTTGAATCATACGGTTACAGACTGAATGAATACAAAGGTAACTTTGCGAAGACGACAGACTGGAAAGAATGGTCTCAAGAGATGGAAGACTACTGCAAACAAGATGTTGTAGTTACTAACAAACTATGCAAACATTTCCACCGTTACCTGAATGGGTCGTATTAGAACATAAGGTAGCAGAAATCCTTACCCAACAAGAGATCCATGGATGGTATTTTGACGAATTATCTGCACGGAAACTTGAATCTTCTCTCAGAACTGAGTATGAAAAGACTACTCAGGTATTACGAGACAGGTTCCCTTTCGTCGCAGGACAGGAATTTACTCCTAAAAGAAATAATAGCCGCCAAGGCTATGTCGAAGGATGCCCATTAACAAAATTAAAGGAGCTTAACCCTACATCTAGGGATCACATAGCATGGATACTACAAACACACTGTGGTTGGACGCCTACATTAACGACCTCCACAGGAAAGCCAGTCATAGACGAGACAGTATTGAAAGAACATGGGACGGATATTGCTCTTCAATTTCTGACACTACTGACTCTGACGAAGCAGTTAGGGATGATATCCGAAGGCGTCAACGCATGGCAGAAGCTTGTTACGAAGTCTAGGATACATCACCATTGTTCGGTAGCTACTCAAACTTTTAGAGCAGCACACCGATCTCCAAATTTGGCACAGGTGCCTAGTGATGAAAGGTTTAGACGTTTATTTAAGGCTAGTCCCGGTTTACGAATGGTTGGTGCTGATTTGTCTGGCATCGAGCTACGTGTGCTTGCCCATTATCTTGCAAGATGGGATAACGGAAGGTATGCAGAAGTGCTCTTGCATGGCGACATACACCAGGAAAACGCTGATAAAATCGGTATTACTAGATCACAAGTCAAGACTGTCACCTATTGCTTTTTGTACGGTGGCGGAGATATCAAATTAGGCCACTCCTATGACAAACAACTACCAGAAGATGAAGCTCGCAAGAAGGGCAAAGAGATACGGAAAGCTTATGTTGCAGCCATACCTGGCCTTAAGAATTTTCTGGAGGCGGTACGAAAGGCTAGTGCAAGGGGTTATGTTCATGGACTCGACCACCGTCGTATCCTGTGTGACTCGAGGCATAAGTCCGTCAATTACCTCATCCAAGGGTCATCAGCGATCCTCGCCAAGCGATGGATGGTATTAACCCATGCCAATTTACCAGAAACTGCTAAACAGCTTGCATTCGTTCATGATGAATTACAATATGAATGTAAAGAAGAAGATGTAAAGGATCTTAAGTTTTTACTTGAGCTCTCAGCTATACAAGCAGGAGAATATTACAAACTAAGATGTCCTATAGCAGCCGAATCACAATCGGGATTAACATGGGCAGACGTACATTAATTTATGAAAATTTTATGCGATGCAGACTTCATTGTCTACAAAGCGTGTGCCGCCGCAGAAACGGAAGTGGATTTTGGGGATGATGTTATCCTTGTCACTTCTCACTTTAGCGACGCATATAACGCCACCAAGCGAGAACTTACCAAGATTAAAAACAAACTTGGGACATTCTCTGATATAATACTGTTTTTTTCTGACAGTGTAAATTTTAGGAAAAAAATCTTACCAGAATACAAGGGTCATCGAAACCGTAAGAAACCTTGCGGTTATAAACGTGTCATTAATGCTCTTAGGAAAGAGTATAAGGTTATTATTAAACCTGGACTCGAAGCAGATGATACCATGGGCGTTTACGCCACTAAATATCCTGGTAATATTATCGCCTCTCCTGATAAAGATATGAGGCAAATTCCAGGCCAACTATACAATTTTGATGAGACTTTCACAATCGAACCTGACGCCGGTGCAACTTGGCACCTTATTCAAACCCTTGCTGGAGATCAAACTGATGGATATGGTGGAGTCCCTGGAGTTGGAGTCAAGAGAGCTGAAACAATCTTCAATGAGAAGGGTTGCTCTTGGAAAACAGTATTAGAGACTTTCAAGGAGAAAGGATTAACTGAAAACGATGCATTAGTTAATGCTCGACTTGCTAGAATCTTAACAGTAGATGATTATGACTTCGACAAAAAACAGCCGAAACTATGGTCCCCCTCCTCCGATTACAGAATTAACAATGGAGCAAGATCTAAAGTTAAGGCAAATTGAACTTAAATTAAATAGTGGTAATGTTGATATGAAAGATATTGCCACTCTATTTATTGCTTTACAACATCAAAATTTTGTAATGGCAAATTCTATAAAAAATTTATTAGCAAAATGGCCAAAGGACCCACCTACTATCAACGAGGAACTATCGATGTTTGGCATTTTATTAGAGACCAAGGATTAAATTTCCATCTCGGTAATGCTATCAAATATATCTGCAGGGCAGGTTTTAAAACAGATAGCAAGATACAAGACTTAGAAAAAGCTATTCACTACTTAGAGAATGAACTCCACCATGAAAAAGACCTTTATTTCAGAGCAAGCCAAGGAATTCCGTACGAAGTACAACCTAAAATGCTCGACGTCGAAAGGACAGCGTTCCTATCAGAAGAATCTGATCGTCGAGGAATTTGAAGAGTTTCTTGAAGCTGAAGAGATGTTATTTAGAGATAACCCTGCAATAGAGGCGGAGGCTTTAAAGGAAATAGCTGATCTAGTATATGTAGCCTACCAATATGCTGAGAATATGGGATGGTTCTTAGATGAAGCCCTAGATAGAGTACATAAAAGTAATATGTCTAAACTAGGTGACGATGGTAAACCAATATATAGAGAAGACGGTAAAGTATTAAAAGGACCAAATTACAAACCACCAAATTTAGAAGACTTAGTTTAATG